TTCAAAAGTGCCGAGGGACTTTGTGAAAAGGGTCCTCTGAAAAACACGATGTGAGCATAATGCTGCGAATTCGGATTTTTTGTGGAAAATGTTGGCTGCACACTTTTTTAAGTATTTTATCGGCAAAAGGGCTTAGAACTAAATGTGTAACTATTTTATAGTGACGACCGAATGACAGATTTAGTTCCATTTAGTTCGCTCAAATATGAATGTAAAATGTGTGACTATTGTACGTCGCGTAGTTCGCAATATACCAGACACTTAACCACTGCTAAACACGTCCGAATGACGGCAGATGTCAAAAACGTTCCAAATAGTTCCGTGCATATATGTGACTGCGGAAAGGAGTACAAGTATCGTCAAGGCCTCTTTAGTCATCGTAAGAAGTGTGATGCATCTTGTCAAAATCCCACTATCTCAACGCCTGTGCCTGCGGTTGACAATGTACCCCACTTTGACACTGCCCTCGTGATCGAATTGCTCAAACAAAACCAAGAGTTCAAGGCGCTTATGTTGGAGCAATCCAAGCAATTGGCCGAACAACAAAATCAGATGGCGGAACAACAACTCCAATTGTTAGAGGCTGTCAAAGACGGCAAACTGGGCAATACAAATAATACCAATTGTAACAATAACAACAAGTTCAATCTCAATGTGTTCTTGAATGAAACTTGCAAGAATGCCATCAGTATGGACGACTTTATTGATTCTATTGAAGTCACTCGCGACGAGTTCATTCACACTGGACAGGTGGGTTTCGTGGAAGGTATTTCTACCGTTATGGCTCACCGTTTCCGCGATATGGAGATGCATACCCGTCCGTTGCATTGCACCGACCTAAAAAGAGAAACTATTTACATCAAAAATGCAGACAAATGGGAGAAGGATGACGCCGATAAGACAAATATGCGCAAGGCGGTGAGAGGCGTTGCCAAGAAGAATATGAAAGAGTTGTGGAGATGGTACAATGATAACAAACCCGAGGTGGAACAAATTGGGTCTGATGTATGCGAGGATTACTTCCAGTACCACAAGGCGGCTTTGGGTGGCTACGGCAAAGAAGAAGACCTGAAATTTGAGGACAAAATTATGCGTAATGTTCTCAAAGAGGTTCATATTGACAAGTCTACTGCTTTAATTATTTGATGGACTACTTTTTGCATAATATATTGTAATATACTATACAATAATGTCGGCTTTTGACGTTGATAAACCCTCCGACGTTATCGGCGAGGGCACGTATGGGTGTGCCCACCGACCACCGATGAAGTGCCTCAATGAAGCTCGGCGAAACAAAAACGACATTTCCAAGTTAATGACCTCTGCAAATGCGGCGAAAGAACTCAACGAATTTGCACTTATTGATGCCGCCGATAAACGTAAACAGTTTTATTTAGGTAAACCCAGCAAATGTGCGCCAGACAGAATATTGAGCAATATACGATCTATATCCAAATGCCCTTCTGGGAGATTTGATCCGGCGAAAATGGACGACTATTCTTTGCTTGTGATGAAGTATGGCGGACAAGACCTTGATCAATTTGGCGAGGAAGTTCGGACTTGGAGCAAAAACAAAGAACACATTGACGCCATTGAACTATTTTGGTTAGAAGTCATTCGTCTCTTTTATGGTCTGAAAGTATTACACGATAATAATGTGGTACATCACGACCTAAAACAACAAAATGTCGTATATGATCAGGCGACGAACCGGGCAAATCTTATTGATTTCGGGTTTATGGAGAAGAAGTCCTCGCGTATTTATGCGGCGAAATTGTCGGCGTCTTGGCTCGGCAATAAACATCATTGGTCGTTTCCATTTGAAGCGGTTTATTGGAATAAAGATGTGTATATGGCGGCGGCGACAAGGGGGAAGAGTAAGAAAGCATATAAAGAATTCGCCGAATCGGTTGCGGATAATTGCGGATATTTTTTTAGTAGCGCCCTCCATTTTAAGTTCAGTAAATTGGAAAGGGACAATACCATCAAGAAGATTACATTAAATGCATTTCAAAATGTTCTGGAATTTGAACCGACGGATGATGATTACGACCGATTTATTGAGAAATCTATTGACACGGTTGATTCGTATGGTCTTGGAATTGCGCTTATGTTTGTTTTACATCGGTCTAAGCATTTATTGGAAAACGACTTTTATACAAAATTGGTTGAACTCTTTTTTGATATGTTGCACCCGAGGTTATTTCTACGTTCCACTCCTGAAAAATTATTAGCTGAATATGAAGACATATTGACGACTAGTGGGCTGCTTGAAAAACATAACAAACATATTGAGAACCATTTGATTGCGAATAAAGTGTCGGACGAAATGAAGGTTGCTCAGGCAATTGCCAATAGTACTGATAAGTTTTTGGTGGTTCCTGCTGATGCGGCTGCTTTGTCGCACAATACTGAGATTGTTCGGGATTGTCCTGTCGGCAAAGAGTTTAATCCGCTTACTAAACGGTGTGTGTATGTGTGCAAGCCGGGGCTAGTTCGTAATCCCGACTTTAAGTGTGTCAAACCTACTGGAATGGCTTGCCCCGATGGAATGGAACTTAACCCGCGTACTAGACGGTGTGTTAAGGCATGCAAAGCGGGTCACGTTAGAAATGCTGACTTTAAGTGCGTTAGTGGTCGTGGTACACGTAAGACCATGAAGGCGATATCTCCTATTGTTGCTGCCACCAACACTGTCTCCCCCATTGCTGCTACCAGTCGTGCTGCGTCACTTGTTCCGTCGTTGTTAGATATTCCTTTGATGACTAGTTCCGACAAGTGGGCCAATGCCCCGTCCGACAACTGGTCCAAGACCCTGTCTAAACCTCGATCCAAGTCTCGGTCCAAGACCCGTTCCAAAACTCGATCCCATCATAATATGTTTTCTCGTGGTGTATAACAATCCTATTTACTGATTTATCGGTAACGTTGCCTTTGAACACGAACCTCATAAAGTGTGGGTTATCATTTTCAAAGATGTATTAGATTAGTGAGAACCTGGACAATAACGCTATTCTAATTCCCATTGTATAACTACACGATTTGTGTACATTTAGTTATACTTATTCACGTTTGTAATTATATAAGGTATATTATATAAAGTATAATATGGCCGATCAACCGCCCACGACTAATCCTGACTCGGAATTTATATCCACCTTTAATAAATATTTTTCGCCACGTACCAATAGTAAGGTTAAATGTCATAAGGGACACCCACGATCATCCCGCCGAAATAAACGTGCCAAAAAACACTCAACTAAGCGCAACCGAAACAAACTCTCGTCTCAATCGTCTTCCTCCTCCAAATCCTTCTCCAAATCCTCCAAACTACACGTTGGAGGCGGGTTTAGTGGAGATGTAACATTAAGCCCAATGATGATACCTATTACGAATGAGGGTATTAATGGGTTTTATAGAACATTCCAATCTAATATGGATTGCTTTATTAATGCGATACAAATACTTGGGTTTATAGATGTTAGAACCGCCGATTTGATGAGAATGACATACAATTCAATAGTATCTGGATTTTATCCTGAACAAATTGATTGTATAATGATGTATTTAACCAACAGAAATCAAGAATTAAGACGTTGTGTTAGCATTGAACATTGGTGGCAACATATTACTGGTGTCCCGGGAGTTTTCCCTGGACTGACACCAGGGCACGCATATATTGCTGGATATCTAAATGAGAATGCGCCTGGACATATAGTTTTAATTGCTAAGGCATCGAACCCGGTCGAAGGCACTGAATGCAATCCAGTTTACCCAGTTTTTATTATTGACGTACTCGGAGAGAATAAACGAATATCTATTATAGATGATTCTAACTTCCGTACCATAATGAACCCTGATCCGGGCGATGCACGGATTTTTTATATAATGTATTCTAGTCCGGTTGAGTTAACAAATGAACAACGACAAGCAGTGATAGATGCAATACCAAACTTGCGCGCAGGCGTCCCCTTAAACTTTATGGCATCACCGCCCGCAACTGCCCCTGCTTCACCTGACGTCGATATTGATGACGATCTTTGATAGTTCACTCACATATGCGTCTCCATATATTCATCTATATTAGAGAACCTGCGTCAAAAATGATTACCATAAGCGATACTTTACACATATCCTATCCTGAGCCAGCCAAACTTCGTATGCGAACTTATATGTTTATCGGTGTATAATGTTCACGGGGGTATATTTAGTAAATAAATGGGGGTAGGTCGCCTAGAATTTGACTACATTCATTTACGTTTCTATTTACAATTGGAAAATTTCTATTGTAAATATATACATTATGCATACTGTTGGTTCTAGAGCTGAGGTCTGGCACGGAAATGCCGAGCATACGTCGGGAGGTTTAACTAAGAAGGATTTGTTGCAGAACAAGTGGGGACGTATTGTGTCCGCCAAGAAACACCGATCTGCCAAGAAGGAGAAGCGCCTCGAAAAGGCTGGATTTTTCACCAAGAAGGGCAAGTTCGGTGCCGTCAAGCGTGCCACTAAGAAAATGCGCAAGTCGCGTAAGGCTAAAAAGATGAAGGGTGGCGAGGGTGAGATGGTTGCTCCTGAGCCTGTTGCTGAGCCTGCGGCCGAGCCCGTTGCTGAGCCCGTTGCTGAGCCCGTTGCCGAGCCCGTTGTTGCATAAGCGACTAGTCTATTCTATTATATCTATTATTTTCAAGATCATTGAGAACCTTGACAATAATACTCTCGTGAAAATATCACTATTTTGAACATTGTTTATCTAACTTCGTTATGTTGCAAATACACAATATATATTTGGCGAATACATATCATCCCCAGTACGCCCCAACCGAGCAAGAACCATAATACATTACACACGCGTATGAAATATATTGCACCTGTCTTGCCGTATGTATTCACGTAAAAAAGGGCGTTTGATGTCATCGTCTCCTTTTTCATTATAAAATACCGGCATATCGGACAACGTCCTGATACATCATACCATTGGGTTAAACAGTCGGCGTGCATCCATCCGCCACAGTCACACGTCTTTAAATACACGTTTTGATGTTTCCAGTCTATCGGCGTTAATTTATTGCGCGTTGTATATTCCAAACATATTAAACAGTCGTGCATTGGTATTTCTTTTGGTAAATCCTCATAATGTTCAATTACTCTATACTGCATGTTATATTAGGCAAACAAATTTACGCCAGGTTGAGAGCGATTTATGTTAATTATATTTGACCATTGGCTTATAACAATACCTTTGACCAGTGGCTTCTAACAATACCTTTGACCAGTGGCTTCTGATAATACCTTTGACCAGTGGCTTCTGATAATACCTTTGACCAGTGGCTTCTAACAATACCTTTGACCATTGGCTTCTAATAATACCTTTGACCAGTGGCTTCTAACAATACCTTTGACAATTGGCTTCTAACAATACCTTTGACCATTGGCTTCTAACAATGTGAGGTCGACCATTGGTAAATGTCTGCCCGTCATTCTGTACTCCGTCATCTATATAATACCCCTTATTAATTAGAGTATCGAGAACCTCCGCCCAAACCTCGCACCAAACCCCCTGAAAACCCCCTTTTATTGGCTGTGCAGAAATGAGTAGGATATTAATATATGGCCCTCGAAATGACTTATGGAGAAATGAGCAAAAATGCCCTATATTATACCTACAATCAAACCCGCCGGTTCTCCGCCCCCTCAAATAACATATGTAAAAAATAATATAATTATAGGGGGACAATGTTATATAAAATGTTATTCGTCGTGCATCTGTTGTTGGTCTCGCTGTATGTTTTGAACAATG